CAACAATTACTCCAAATGCAGAAACAACTTATCAATTAATTGGTACTTGCACAAACGGCGAATGGATCTATCCAACAGAATTTACAAATGCTACTTTAAGCGTTCAAGCAATTTCAGGCTACACAGTAGCATAATAAGGAAATAAAATGAAATCAACTAATCCAGAATCTAAAGAGATTAATCAAAAGCGTGGTCCTACTACTGGTAACGGTGGTAACCCAACAAAACGCAAAGAGTTTATTGCTGAAAAAGCACATAGCTCTAGCGAAAAAGGCATGTTAGCTAAAATGGTAACAGATGCATTAGAAATGCGTGGTCGCGGTCAAGCTGCAACACCTAAGCCAGCACTTGAAGGTTTACATTCTAATACAGGACCTAAGCGTAATCCAACAAGCGATGGTTCACGACTACCTAGCAAATACAAAAAATAATTTGTGATAAATAAAAGAGAAGCACAATGCTTCTCTTTGTTTATAGAAAAGGAAATGAAATGAAAAAACAAAACGCAGCATCCGAAAACATTTGGGACACGCCAGAACAGGCAAAAGAAGAATTCAAAAAGACAGTAGAAGATACTACTCCAGTCAAAACTCCCAAAAACAAACCACAATCACCAAAATTAATTAGTCATCCTGACTTTGATATTGAAGGTTTGATGACTGACTTTCCAACAGCAAAAGACTTAGAACGATTTGTATTTGATGAGACAGGTGTCACATTAAATTTGAAAGGTCGTGCTAACCAAGTCAAGTATCAAGTAGCAATGGATGTACTCAATGGTAAAGACATTGATAGTAAATACATTGGTGGTAATAACCCATATATTGACAAAGCTGAATTAATTCCTACAGAAGACTTGAAGCCTGAACCAGCAAGAGACAAGTCATTGCCTGCTAGAGAACAACAACAAAATGCTTTCTATAGTCCATTCATCCCACACCCTGATGAAGAACAACGAGCACAAGGCAAAAAGGTTCAAGTTATGTTCCGTAAATATAACAATGGCATGATTAGCTATGAAATCATGGGACCATTAGAGCAAAAGCCTGAAGGTGAAAAAATTGACAAGTATGGTCGTGTTCGTCCAGAATATATCAAATGGATTGATCCACGCACAGGTGAACAAGTATTGATGCGTGAAGATGGCACATTAACACAACAAGGTAAGCGTCTTCGTGCAACTATGCAAACATTCAAAGTTAACAAAACTAATCAATGGGAAGTATGGATTGATCGTGAATTTGTTTCATTGAATGACAGTGTTGCAAGTAACCCATGGGATCTAAAATGATAGTAGATAAAGATGGAAATGAACGCAAGGTTCCATTGCGAACACCTCGTGACCAAGAAATTGATAAAGCAACACAAGAACGACAAGTAAAAGATACACTCATTTTACAAAAGGTCAACAAACTTCATCGTGATGCTTTCAAAACAAGATTTCCTGGTCAAGTTGAACATTGCATGAGATTGACTGCTGAAAGACTGCAGGCAATATTAACAAATAAACCAACTGATTTAAGTGATCCAGAAACATGGAAATGTACTGCAAGCGAGATACATGATTTATGTCATGGATTATATTATCTTTCAATCATTAACCAACATTATCCAGTAGAAAGTGAATAATGTTAGGAACAGAAACGCTAATGGCGAGAGCGTTAAAATATGTTCTTGACAAGTATAAACTTAAAACTGATAGTTTGAACATATTACCAGGTCCTGCTAAAAAGCAATTAGAGGACTTGGTCATTAGTGTGGCTGATGATATGCATTATAATCAGCTTAAATACTTTAGACCTTTTGAACATCAGTTAAAGTTTTTCAAAACTGGAACTAGTGAGCGTAGAGGTATTCTAGCTGCAAACCGTATTGGTAAAACAGTTAGTACCTGCTATGAAACAGCAATGCATCTTACTGGATTATATCCTGATTGGTGGAAAGGTTATCGTTTTGAACAAGCTATCACTTGCATGGTTGCAGGTGAGGGCTGGAGTCAGGTTGCATTAGTATTACAAAATGAATTACTAGGCACGCAAGATATTAAAATAACAGAGAACATTGGCACAGGTGCAATTCCCAGAGAATGTATTATTACTGATACTATGCGTAACGACGGCGCTAATTGCATCGGAGTTGAGATCAAACATGTGTCAGGTTCCAAAAGTTATTTGCTATTCGCAAACTATACACAGGAAGTAAGACAACTTCAAGGTTTCAAGTTAAACTTAGCTGTGTTTGATGAGCAGCCACCAGATGATTTCTTTAGTGAAATTGTTACTCGTACTGCTACAACGCAAGGTAAAGTATTATGCTCTTTCACGCCATTAAAAGGCTTGAATGGTCTAGTAAGTAAGTTCTGGAACAGGGAAGAAGGATACGAGTATATTCGTGTAAGTTGGGATGATGTACCTGAGTATGATCCATGGAATCAACCATTCTTACTAATGGAAACTCGTAGACAATTAGAACGAGATTACTTACCACATGAGCGTGAAGCTCGTATCGCAGGTAAACCTGTTATGGGTAAAGGTGCTGTGTTCCAATTGAGTAATTGGCCCACATACAAAACTGGCGATTACAACTTTGAGGAAATGAATAATATTCATAGAATCATTGCGCTTGACTTAGGACTTGTAAATGATAAAACTGTTATCAGTTTAATGTATTGGGAACCACATGAAAGAACTGCATATTTACATAAGCAGATTGTTATACAAGGTACTGAAGAAGCCGTACCAACTCAATATATCAATCACCTTCTCAGACCCGAAGTATTTGGAACGCCTATCGTTTTACCATCGGATGCTAGTTCACCTGGAAGATACACAATGTCCAGTAGTAGTATACGAGAGTTGTTTGAGAATTATGAACTTAATGTTTACGAAAAGCCAATAATGAATCCACCTGATAGTCAGGGTAGGGTAACTAACCACAAAGCATATGGTATCAACCAAATGCGTCAGATGTTAGAAGTTGGTAGTTTAATGATTAATGAAAATTGTACACATTTTTTAAGTGAAGCACAGAACTATTTCGTTGATGAAAAGGGACGCTTTAGTGATCCTGACGATTGCATTGATAGCTGTCGTTATGGTATTTTAGGAATATTAAATAATATTGCAGAACCTTGGGACAATCGTACTCCTGCTCAACGAATGAGAGCACAACGAGATAGATATATTACTAGGGATTATAGTCATAAACCAGCTTGGAAACAAGCGTATGACCCAAGCTAATTAGGAGAATATATGGGAAAAGGAAGTAGAGCTAGACCAATTGAGATTCCAAAAGAACAATTTAGTAGTAACTGGGACAAAATCTTTGGCAAAAAAGATGTCAAAGAAGAAAAAAAGTCCCAGCAAAGTGACGAATCTAAAAAGAATAAATAACTAATAACATAAGGTTAACCACAACATGTTGGATATAAAGAACATCCCAGTAAGGGATATCAATAAAAATAAAAGTACAAATGCTAGATTCGTAAAGATGAAAAATCAGATGGATACGAAAATGGCGTCGTATCTTCGTTACTTGGGGACAAAAAATGCCGTCAACAGAGCCTCAGATTACCATTACCTATGTCTTGCTGTTACTGATAGTACTGCCCCTGTCAATGGTATTGATTACATTCATCCTAGTGTCAAGCCCGTTGTGGATTACGCAACTGCTGTTATCGCTAAAGGATTAATGCCCGCAGGCGAAATCAATTTTGAATTTGTTGCGGACAATGAAGATGATGAAGAAGCAGCACGACAAGCAACTGAAATGGTCAGTCGTGTTGTCAATGAAATGAATGATCCACATTTTATATTAGAGCGTTGGATTATGGACGCTTGTATGCACAAAAACGGCATGATGATGATTAAGCCAGTTCGTGAACAAATCACCCGTTATGTTGAAACACAAGGTACATTAGACCAACTAAAAGCATTTGAACAACAAGCAGCAGATGCAGGTCTTACAGCATTGCGTCAAAGTCGTAGACGCATTGATATTAATTTAGCAAAAGTTTTAGCAGAAGTACAACACCAAACAAGTCAGCAACGAGTTCAAACTGCTGATGGTGTTATTGAAAACTTTGTTAACAAACTTAAAGAACATGACAATGAAGATGACTTAACTCAAAACATGGCTGGCGACATGTCAGGTATGAACACAGAGTTATATGATGGTGAACAAGAAATTTTGAATGATGCAATTAAACGCAACAGTGTTTACTCAGCAAAATATAAATTGACTGGTTACAACATTAACATTAAGTTTCATCCTATTGCACAACACTTTTGGATTTGTGATCCTACAGTGCCAGAGATGAAAGATCAACCTTTCTGTGGTTACTATGATCCAATGACAATTCAAGAAGCAACAGAACTATATCCAGGTATTGATTTAGAAGAATTTGAAGAATTCGCTGAATACAATATGAATGGTGCTTATCAAGCAGGTAGTGTATTAAACAACTTAGCTATTCACGCTCGTGATAGTGTACCTGTTATGGGTGTGCCTGTTTCTAGTGCTGCAAGTGCTGATCCAGATAGTAGAATGGTTAGTGTTGTTACAGTATGGAACAAGTATGACATTGATGGTGATGGTGAACTTGAATTAGTTGAAATCATTTATAGTGGTCAATATATTATTAGTGCAAGAGAAGTAGAGTTTATTCCTGTTGCTAATATGTGTCCAAAACCATTACCAGGTAACTTCTATGGTATGAGTATTGCTGAATCTGTGATTCCAATGCAAGAGTATAATACAAGTGCAGCCCGTGCTGAGATTCAACTAGGTCTATTAACCGCAACACCAAGAATCGGGGTTAAACCCGACAAACTAGACTTTGAAATGATTCAAGACGGCGAAAGTGCTATCTTTATTTTAGATAGTAAATTTGATCCTGCAAAGGACATCTACCAAATTCCTCCTCCTAGTGGTAACTTGCAATTCTTAGAAGCAGCTATGAATCGTATCCAACAAGATACAATGGCTATGGTTGGTATGACCACTCCACAAGATGTGTTCAATCCAGAAATTATGGCTGAAGGTAA